TAACCCCAGTTGTTTGCTCTGCATACATCTGTACTTGGTTAAGTTTTTTTCTAGCCATTAGCCTTTAGGATTATCTGATTTAACTTTAGCTACTGCGTCTTTCCAAGTAGTAGTACCATTTAGTAAGTCTTTGTATTGCATATCCATTTGGTCTTGCCATGTTGGATAAGCTACTGCTCTATCTCTTTGATACTTATTGTTAATATAAGCAGTTTCTAATTCTGTTATTTTAGCTTCAATATCTGATTTTGATATTGGAGTTGTTCCATCATGCCATTCAATATTACAAGTATCAATGTCTGAACCAGTTACAGAAACTTTTGCATTAGGATTTATTTTAAGTATTGCTTTTAATATCATTATGCTCCTATCTCTATTAAAGTTATGTAAGAAGTAGTATCCCAAGAACCACCAAAACTGTTTTGTACTACTGCTGAAGCAAGACTACTTATATTTGCAAATTGTGTTTTATAAGTTAAAGCAGAAGTTGATGAAGGTGAATCTACAACATTAAAACTTGCACTTGATGTTATTCCTGCTTGGTTAACACCAGCCCAATTCACAGCTCCTGTTCTTCCAATTTGAGTTGAACCTCTAAGTAAAACAAGTCTTAAAGCATGGTTTGTATTACCAGTACTAACATAATTACTATTGTGAGTTGCTATTACTAAAACTTTACTTGATGTTGCAGATGGTGTTATTGAAGCAGTTAAAGTAGTATCTGCTAAAGTATTAGATGAACTAGATACTTGTGTGCTAGTATTAGCATGAACAACTTGCAAAACCTTACCACCACCAGCAGAAGCAAAAGTATTATCACCTCTTAAAAAAGTTGTAGCATCAGCAGTACCGCTTCCAAGTCTTGCAGTTGCAACTGTCCCACTTGTTAAATTTGATGCTGATAAAGATGTTAAATCAATATTAGAATTTAGAACTGTAGAAGGTAATCTTGCTACATCAACATTTCCAGTTAAATTAGCTGATGGTATTCCACCAGTTCCACTAATGTTATTTCCATTTAAATCTAAATTTCCACCTAGTTGAGGTGTTGTGTCTTCAACTATATTATCTATAGCATTTGGATTAGCAGTAGCACTTGTGGTAATACCATTTAATTTAGTTTGTAAAGCATCTGTAAATGCGTTTGTATCTGAATTATTTTCATATGCTGTTTTAATCTGTGCATCTGTTTGGTCAGCAGTAGCATTTGTTTCTATTGTATCTAATTTAGTACCATCTGTTGAAACATCTCTACCATCAACTGTAAATGATTGTGTGTCTAGGTTTCCACCAAGTTGAGGAGAGCCATCTTGAACAATATCTGTAAGACTTCCTGCAACAATAGTAACCCAAGAAGTACCATTGTAATATTTAAGAACATTTGAAGTTGAGTTATAAGTTAAATCTCCTTCATCTAAAGATGTTGAAGGGTCTGTACTTGCAACTCTATATCTTTCTGCAAAAGAATTAACTCCTGCAATATTTGTCGCAACAGTATTTACTTTAGTAATAGAACCACCAACATTATTTACATTAGCAATATTTGTTGCAACTGTTCCTATATCAGTACTATCATTAGCAACTGTTGTTACATTACTAGAAATACCTGCCACAGTATTAACATCAGCAATAGCTAAAGCTACTGTTCCAATGTCAGTCGCATCACCTGCTACTGTGTTTATGTTAGCTGAATTAGTATTAACAGCATTTATATTTGAACTGTTTGAATTTACATTTGATACAGCAGTTGAAATTCCTGCTACTGAAGTTACGTCTGAACTAATACCTGCGACTGTACTAATGTTAGCATCAATTCCTGCTACAGTATTTATATTTGAATTATTTCCTGCAACTGTATTAATATTACTTGAATTTGAATTTACTGCATTAATATTTGAAGCATTAGAATTTACAGCATTGATATTTGCAATATTAGTTGCTACTGAATTAACATTTGTAATAGAACCCCCAACATTATCTACGTTAGCAATACTATTAGCAACTGTATCTATTTCTGAAGTTGCTTCTAATAAATCATCAGCAACAGCTTGAACTTCAGTAAGTTTATTTTCTACTGCTTGAATATCTGAACTAATATTTGCAACTGCTGTAACATCTGCACTAATACCTGCAACTGTAGTTACATTGCTTGACACACCTGCTACTGTAGAAATATTTGTGTTATTTCCTGCAACTGTATTTATATTTGTTGCGTTTGCATTAACTGCATTGATGTTTGTTGAATTTGAATTTACTGCTGTAACAGCACTTGAGATACCTGCAACCGAAGTTACATCACTATCTATACCTGCTACTGTTGTTACATTAGCTGAAATATTTTCTACTGCCGATACATCACTTGCAATACCTGCAACGCTTGTAACGTCTCCAGAAATTCCTGCTACTGTCGTAGTGTTAGCTGATATTCCTGCAACTGTTGTTACGTTAGCTGAAATCCCTGCTACTGTAGTTACGTTAGCTGAATTAAGACCTACTATATTTACATTAGCTATGTTGTTTGCAACTGTATCAATCTCTGATGTTGCTTCGTTTAAATCGTCTGCAACTGTTTCAATTTCGCTAACTGCTTCTGCTAAATCATTTGCAACTGCAATTACTTTTGCAATATCAGTTGCTACTGTATTTACTGAAGTTATGTTAGTTGCTACTGTGTTAATTGCTACAGTATCAGTTGCGACTTGGTTTATATTTGTGCTGTTAGAATTTACAGCATTTATATTTGCTATATTAGAATTAACTGTAGTTAGAGCAGTTTTGTTTGCTGTAGATAACCAAGTGTTTTCTAAATAGTTTTTTGTAGCAACATCTTGTGCTGACGTTGGGTCTGCTACGTTTGTAATTCTTTTACTTTGTGCATCATAAACATCTGCTGTTGTAAGTGCTAAATTATTTGATTGGTCATCTGTAATTTCTTGAACAGCATAAAAGTTTTGATTAGCTGACATATCAAGTTCAGCTTCAGTTAATACTGAGCCATCTTGGAAATCTACTAGTCTACTATCTACTGGTGTTTGTCTTTCAATTCTAATAACAGCACTACTTGTAGGTGCAGTATCGAATGTAACTGTAGAAGATGAGACTGAAAATGCAGTTGTTGAAACTCCATCTAAATAACATTTGATATGTGTACTATCTATATAGCTGTAACTTATAGAATACTGTGTAGTGCTTCCATTACCAGTATATGTGTTAAATGAAAATTGTGTCATAGTTTATTTCGAGAACTGATATAATCCGTCTAAATCAGCATTGTTGATTGGTAGTCCTTGTTTGGTTTTAAATTTAAAGTTATCTCTTGCTTTAATAGAATTTTCTAATGAAAAATTACCAGTATCATCTTTGGTACTTTTAAAGTTAGTTCTTGTTCTAATAATTTCTTCTTCTACAGCAGTGTGATAAGTTTTGATTATTTGTTTTAAATATCTTGCTTTAGTCCCATCATCTTTATTATTATTATCTAAAACTATAGGGTCACTTAATCTATTATAGTAATCAGAATTGATTACATTTTTTAATCTGTCATCTAAAGATAAACCACGAATTTTTACTTTACCTAGTAATTCCATTTGCTTATTGTAAGCAGTTTGTCCATCACCACTTTTAAATAAAGTTAAATCAATGTCTCCTCTAAGAGTATCATTCATTGTAGGCATATTTATACCTAGTCTTAAAACTTCCTCTGCAACAGGGTCATCAATTTGTTCTGAAGTTGTGAATGGATTAAATAGACCATTAAATAATCTTGTACCTTCAGTACCATGTATTCTTAATTTGTTACCTCTGAAATCATATTTATCTTCAACTTCTCCAAAGCCACTTCTTTTCTTAGCGACATCTAGAATAGTTTTAGTATCTTTATAAAAAGGGTCATTAACTAGTTTTGTCCATACGTTAGGAATGAATGAACCTATTTTAGAATTTTTATAGTTCTTCCATTTTGAAGTATCATCACTTGTTAAAACTTCCATAAAATCAGCAAGACCTTTTAAATAAGTTTTACTTACTAAATTTCTAGAAGCACCTGTCCATAAAGCACCACCAATATTAGCTAAATTATCTGCTGTCGATAAATAGTCGCTAGTATCACCACCTTGTTTAGCTAAAAGAATAAGCATGTTGCCACCAACACGTCTCATGTCTTCTTCACTTAGTTTGTCATACTGCTCGTTAAAATCTGCCATGATGCCAAAGAAAGCACCAAATGGGTCAAACCTTCCGAATTGAACATATTTATGTTTTCCACTTTCTTCATCAAAATATCTAAAAGCATAAGGTAATGCTCCAGTATTTTTCTTTAAATTTCTTAAATCTGTTGAACTTGTAAAGCCTTCTCCTGCTAACTGTCCTTGACTACCTGTAATAATACCTTCTCTGTGTAATATAGAGCCTAGTGTTAAAAGGGTTAAGCCTGTTGCCATTCCACCTCTAGCTTGTGCCATTCTTTCTGCACCTGCTCTACCAAAGAAGTCATCTCTAAATTTACCTCTTGCAAAGCCTAATGGTGTTCTGTCTACGACATTTAACATTAAATTTACAGGTGTTCTAATGAAAGGAATAATCTGTTTTATGAAAGGAAAATCATTAGCAATATCCTGAACTTTTTTAAATATACCATCTAATTCTTGGGTATATGTATTTTCATCAGCTTTTCGCATTGCTGTTTTATTTAATGCACCACCAAACTCATCAAAACCTGCATCAAAGTAATCACTTACAAATTGGTCAAATTCTGAAATAGGTTTTTTAGTTTTTAAATCTGAAGCAACTATTTTAGTTCTGCTTTTGCCATTCTCTATTGCAAGGTCTACACCTTGTTTTTCTAATTCTGTTCTATAAGTAATTTGTCTAAAAAATTCATCTTCAGCATTAAGAAATTTAGTAGGGTATCTTATAGCTTTACCTACTCTATTTATTATTTTACCTGATGTACTATCATTATCTAATACTTCTTTAAATAATCCAGTCTCAGGGTCTTTAACAAGTTTTCTCTTTTGAATTGCTTTTTCAGGAATATCTAATTTTCCTCTTTTACTTAAAATTGTATCTTCCTTAGCAAATGCTAATTTCATGTATCTAACACTATCTGTTAAGTGTCTTCTTAAACCTACATAAGTGCTAATTGCTCTCCTACCCTCTGCTCTTAACATAGCAACTTTCTCAGGATTTTCTAATAAAGATAAAGACATTCTACTGCCAACCATCTTTTCTAAAGGTCTTAGAAATACGTTAGTTAAATTAGAAGATAAGTTAATCATGTGCGTCTTAGGATTAGATAAAAGTGCATTAATCCATACTTCATTTAATATGTCCCAAGTCTTATTTTTAACAGCAAAGTTTAGAACTTTACTAATATTACTATCTCCTGCTTTTGCTATTTGGTCTATAAATATGCTAATATCTCCACCATAATTATCCATTTCTTTAAAAACTAAATCTAAATCTTGTACTATAGGATTTTTTGCAGTTCTGCCTGACATTCTTAATGTCTGACCTGAACTTCTTCCTATTGATAATTTTTGTTCATTAATAACTTTCCATTTAGGAAAGAAACTTTTTTGAAAATATTCTTGAATTTGTGGTTCTTTATTGGATAATTTAGCTAACCTTTTTCCACTATTTGCTAGTGTTTCAATATAACTATTCATTGCCATGATTTTATGTGGTGCTGTCTTCATCACATTTTCTAAGTCTTTAATATCTATTTCTAACTTATTAGGATTACTTCCATAAAGTTTTCTTGCTGTTTTCTCTACAACTTCATCACTTAAAATAATTCTTTTACTTTTAATTAATTTCTCATAAGTTTTATTGAAACTATCTAAACTAAGTAGACCATCTTTATCTAAACTAAGAAATTGTCTAACATTAAAGTTTAAACTTAAATCTAAGTTTTCAATATTACCATCAAACATTTCTTTGTTTGGTGAAGTCTTTTGTGCATTTTGAAATTGTGTTACAACTGCATCATCTAAATCTTTTTGAAGACTTTCTTTAGCTATAATTGTTTCACTATCTGATATAGGTTTATATCTAGATTTAACTATGTCTTCCTCTTTAATTTCTTTTAAATATGTTTCATCTTCAGCTAATTGTTTTTCATTAACTGCTTTACCTTCTGCTAATCCTTTACGATTTTTAAAATATCTAAATGTTCTTAATCCTGCTTCAATACCACCACCAACTAGTCCACCTTCTAAAGCATTTTTAAATCTTGCTTCATAAAAACCTTCGTCTTTTCCTTCTGAACTTAAATAATCAAATAAAGGATTTTCTAGAGATGGAGCAAACTCTGTTACCATATCTACTAGTCTTCCAGTTTCTTCATTAAATGCTGTAAAGTCTGCGATTGCACCTTTACCCATCATCTTTGTAAATTGACCAGTCTTTGATGCTTGGAAGAATGGAGATATTTTCTTAGACGCACCAGTTAATTTTCCTGCTACTCCTAAAACTTTACCACCAGTGAACCAACCAGTTGAAAATTGTGCTATACCTTTAGCTAGATTACCTTGCCATGTATGAGGGTCTCCATCAAAATCAGGTAGTGTTAAGCCATCATTGACACCTTTTTCACCAAATAATAGACCTTTACGTTTATTAGCTTTAAATTCTGCGAAGTTTTCGTAGCCTATTCTACCATTTTCTGCGTCTTTACCAAATACAAAGCCACCAATATTAGTCGCTTCTCCTAAAGTGTCACTTAATCCCTCTGCGAGGTCAACTGTCGACTGAATACCATCTCTAACCCCATCTACAACCCCTATACCTACGTCAGCTATAGCACCTCTTTTCTTACGGAAAGTATTAAACTTATCCTGTGCCATATAATTATTCATAACATCTTCAGAAGTTCCTTCAGGAAAGTCTAAATATTCACCATTAGGTGCTTGTTTTCTTATAGTTGTCATTTATTCGTTTCTCCTATGGATTTTTTAAACATTTCTTTAGTTATTTTATATTTACTTTGAAAATTTGCTGAGTTCATTCTTTGTGCATCTGTTCTTCTTAATGCTATTTCTAACTCAGTAAAACCATAAGTATTCTTTTTAGCTGTTTTTTTATCATCAAAGGTAACCTCAGAAACTTCAAATGATTTTAGTTCTTCAGGATTTACAACAGTAGTTTGCTTACTAGAACTGTCGTCTCCATAAGTAGGTTTATCTTTTGATGCTTCAATTAATTCTTGTTCTTCTTCTTGAAATCTATTTCTAACCCAGTCTTTAAATTTTGTTCTTCTATCAGCTTTAGTAAAACCAAGCTGTTCTCCTGCTACTGGATTTCCTGTTTCTCCTATAGGGTGATTGGCTAACCATTCAATAGCATCTTGTCTAAATTGAAATTTTAAAGCAGGGTCTACATTGTTTATTAGAGAACCTTTTGAATTTGATATAATATCTTGCATAATTCCATCTATTCTGTTTTCAAAATGTCTGTACGTTTTTGAATTTAATAAAGGGTCTTCACCTGAAATTTTAAAATTACTAATTACATCTTTGTAATCATTATAAAATTTTTGTTGTATTTTACTTTGATTTTCAACAAGAAATTCCATTGCTTCAGTGTATTTACCTGTTGTAATTAATTCGTTTAAGTTTTCTTCAATACCCATTTCAGTTTGTGAACTAAAACCAGTTTGTCTCTCAGAAAATATTTTTTTGATTTTTTCTTTTTTATAAGATGAATAAGTGTCCCATCTAGGGTCTTCTTCTTTAGCTTCATTAAAAGTTATATATCTATCTGCAACAGTTAGACCTTCTAGATATTCACCTTGTCTTAATGCTTCAGTTCTTTCATTCCTATCTTTTATTTCTGCTGTCGTTCTATCTTGAAGTTTATCTTTAATTTGAAACAAATCATCTTTAAGACCTTTAATATCTCCTAATTTACCAGTTCCTAATTCTATATGTTTCGGAAGTTCTTCTAATATTTTCTCTGCATATTCATAGTCACCAGTTTTGTCAGCATAATCTGTTAGTGTTTCTAATAGATACTTTTGTGCTGAACCATTACTTAAACCATTTGCAGTTTTATCTTTTATAAATGCTGATATGTTTGCACCAATTTCTGCAAAACTTTTACTTTCATCAAAAAGACCTTGAATACTATTCTGAAAATTAATTTTATATTGTTCACTAATATTAGCCATTTGTGAACTAACATGAGTTTGAAATAATTGTGCTTTAAATCCTGAAGTTTTTTGAAAGAAACCATTTTCTAAATCTATGGGTTTATAAGCACCTAAATTATTTTTAGCTACATACTGTTTAATTTCTTGTGCATAAAACTTTTGAAATGCTTCTGGGTCAGGATTTTCTGAAACTTTCATTTCAGCATATTTAGTTCCTAACATATTAGAAAATATTTGTGCTTTAGTATTAAGTTCTAACTCTTTATATTTATCAATAAAATAAGGATTAGCTTCTTTTGGAAGTGTTCCATTATTAACTCTAGTATTAAATGCTGTTCTATTTGCATTATATTCTTTTAAGGCTTCAGCTTCATTTACTTTCTTTTCTTTAACTTCAGAAGCAATAACCATTTTTGCACCTGCATTATTAACAAAATTATTCAAAGAAGCAGTCAATTCTTTCATACCTGCTATTTCAGGCTTTACTTGTGGTGTATAAAATAAGTTAAAGTCTGAGGATAGAACCTGTCTTGCATCAGGTTTTAAATCTAGTTTATCTGTTTTTCTTGCCATTATTTAGGTGAGTTATAGGTTTTACCACTGGTGTTATAAGTTCTCTTTTCTCGGTTAGTTTTTAAACCTTTAAGTTCTTTTTCTGCTTCCAATGAGTAATATGAGTTAGCCACATTTAAAGCTGAAGATACAAATAGTAATTCAGGATTAGGTGGTTGCACATAAGTTGATTGTGCTTCTTGACCAAACTGAATTGCTTCTAAATTTCTTTCATACTGTGCAATATCAATATTTAGATTAGTATTTAATGAAGCCATATAATTACCCTCTACTCTGTAGAAGTCTCTCATTAATGCTTCTGTTGAGCCTGACATAGCTAAACCTGAACCTGATACATCAGAAATAAAATCACTTCTTGCTCTTTTAGATTTTAAGTTAGCTTCATAACCTTTTTGTTGAGTAGCTTTTACTTGTTGATTAATTTTTAATTGCTCTGAAGCATATCTTTGAATAGCATTATTCTTTGCTATTTCATTCTGTCTAATCTGTGCATTGTAGGTATTCTTTTGTACCTGTTTTTGTTGTTTGTACTCCATTCCAGAGGACAAAGCACTTCCAATCATCATAGCTGTTGTTGGTTCTACACACATATTCTTATAACCTCATAAAAGGGTTCATTTAAAACTCCGTATTTTTTCTTGTTAATAAATTTGAAACCACACCACTTTAACCATTTGATGTGTAGTGAATTTCTGCAATCCACAAAGTTCCATAAAATCTTGTATTTTGTATTTAAGAAATCAATTACTTTTTTATTTTCTCTTAAAAAGGAATATTGAATATCTTTTAATTTGTCTGTTGCTAATAACCATATTGCACCACTAACTGTAATTCCAAATATTGCTACTGGTTCTTTCTTTAAATTAACAATCGTAAAAACTATCTGTGAGTTAATATATGAATAATATAAAGCAGGGTAAGGCAACATTCCTGAAGCTGATAAAATTTCCCTTTTATCTTCAAATCTTAATCTAGGTGCTAAATATTTAATGTCTTCAACTGTTGCTAATCTAAAATGGTTATACTCTTGAACTTGCTGTAACATAATATCCTTGCCAACTTGCGTTGATAAAATTACAAGGCAAATGACTATCAGAAGCTAGTGTTACTGTAAGTTTGTCACTTTCAGATTGAACAGCAAAGGTGTAATCACCATCAGCTAAATTAACAGTACCTAGTAATCCTGTTCCTGTAATCGTTCCTGTAAATGTTGTTGATGAATTACTTCTTCCTACTGGTGTAACTACAGTTGTAAAATAACCAGTGTTGTTATAATTAACACTCCAATTTCTTATTTGTAATCTACCTTCTTTAATAGATATTCTTGAACCTTGTGCATCAGCTTCTTGTATAAATTGTTGAGAAAATACAAATGTAAAAGTATAATCTTCTCCAATAAAATAATCATAAGCAGTAATATCTCCTGAAACTACAACAGAAGTGCCTGTTTGTGATACTATAGTAATTTCTTGTCCTGCTTGATTTGAACCTGTACTTGCTCCTACAATACTTAATGTATTAGTCTTTGTATAAGGTATTGTTATTGTTGTTTGATTAGTACCAGAGTTATAAGTTTCACTAACTCCTGATGTACTATTAGTAATTTTTCTATCTAAATGTGTTAAATAATCAGCACTGGTATCAGTTATAGCAGGTGATATGTCCATTGTTTCTAAGTAGACCCCATCACTTCTCTGGTTCACTATATATAAAGTGTTATCAATAAAATCTATATTTAATATTTTATCTGTAGAAGAAGTACCAAAAGTCCATTTATGCCATGCACTTTGTAATCTCTTTCCACCAGTTACATAATATTGGTGAACATATATTGCATTTTGTTCATTAGAAGATAATGCCAACATAATGTTTTCATTAGTTGCAATTGCTAGTTTGAATACTCCTGAAGGAATATATCTAGGCACATTACTTGTAATATCATCAGCACTTTTAGTATCTGTATCTGATTTAACATAAAATTCTCTAAAGCCTGTAAATGCTCCTTTTTGAAAAGCAAAGAATACATTACTACCTGAACCTATAGGTTTAACTGAAGAAGATGCTTCAAATTCTGTTGATACATTTATTGAAACATTTTCAGGTGTAATTGTACTATTAGTACCTGCTAGTATAAATTGTGTTTGGTCTGAAAATAAAAGTATTCCTTCATCAAAAGATATTGCACTTCTAAGTATTGATACTTTATTGTGTGTAGAAGCTACATCAATTACATCAGTTGCTAATACAGTAGTTACTGTTTCATTAAAAAATGCAAAGTATTCTCCTGACCTTGACATAACAACATTCTCATCAGCTAGAAAACCTAATCTATTTTTATGAAAGAACATGTCATTAATTTTTCTACCAATAAAACTAGGGTCAGGTGCAGAAACTTCATCTCCACTTATTCTTAAACCCCAATTAGGTACAGTATAATCTGTTCCTGATATTGTATAAGTAGAACCATCTACTTGTGAAAATCTAAAATTACCATCTGCTGTTCTTATTAAAACATGTGGCATTGTAGTGTTGTCTAAAGTTGTCTCCATGTTTGGAGAAACACTCTCTTGCCAAACATCACCACTACTATCATATTGAACGTAGTAATCATCAAAACCATTTGTTGCATCACCAGTAATTTTAACAATCATATTATTGATTGCAGGTGAAGGTAAATCTACGAAATTTTGTACTGTGTCTCCAACTATTTGTGAAGCATCATCTCCATAACCATCACTAGCTGAAACTACTAGAGTTCCTGTAGATTTAATTATTGAGAAACTTGAAGTTCCAACATCAGCGAATGTAATATTAGCTATAGTTCCACAAGCTGTTTTAACTCCATCTCTAATGGTTTCTGTATTTGTATCTGAACTTGTAAATGAGAAAGTAGAGCCATCAATAGTTATTGTATATTTTGTTGAAGTAACACCTTGTAATACTGAATAAATAGCTTGTTCAACTTTAGCTGTACTAGTTGTACCACTCATTGCAGTTGTTTTAGTCTTATTAAGAATAAAAGTATAATCAGCAACAGTCATTGCAACAAAGTCATTCTTAGGGTCTGTTGCTGTTAAGTAATTAACTGCTCCTGTTTGTAGTGTTACTGTTTTAGAAACACCTGCTGTTGTATAAACTGCTATTACTCCATTAGTAATTTGTACTAAATATCTTTCACTAACATCTCTGTTAATAGTGTGTATGTAAGCATTATTAGGTGTTGTACTGCTTAATTTTGCTAAATAAGTAGTAGGGGGTCTTTTTTTTAAACCTTCTACAACTGAACTAAAACCATTTTCTTGTGTAGTAGCTTGGCTAGATAATCTCAATACTTCTGGTTGTTGAGAAATACCCTGCACTAAGTTAGGGATAGTCCTAGAGACTAATGCCATTTATTTTCTACCTATCGTATATGCCTGTTCAGGGGTATCAAAAATACTATAATCACCTGTAGATGCTTCAGCTTGTCTTAGAGTAACTAATGCTCTTGCCTCATCTTCTAAAGTAAATTTATGTAAAGTAGTAGCACCTAAAGTTCTATCGTGGAAAACTCTTGCACTTCTTACTGTAATATATCTTTTACATTGTTCAGGTATATCTGCAAAATCTAATAGATAAACTACTTTCATATTCTCTAAATCTTTTGTGAATACTGAAGTATTTGTAACTAAATTAAATAAAATATTATTTCTTTGAACAACATCAAATTCACTTTTTGAATGTAAGTAAGGGTCTAATTCTACTCTCAATACATTTGTTGGTAAAGGTATAGTGTTGTTTCCACTGTCTCTACTTAATGTAACTTTTGGGTGAGTATTAAAATGCCACCCCATACTTTGAATTTCTCTATTAATTTCGTTTAGTACAGATTTAGCCATTGTACCATCTACAGGTAAGCTACCAGTTAAAGTTGATAAAGGTGCTTCACCTATTGTAGAGAGTATAGTATTTACTGCTTCTAGTTCTGTAGTTCTTGTTTGAATTGTCATTTGTTAAATAAATAAACTGTCTATGAATTTATTGAATTTTTTAATTAGTCTGCAAAATGGACACATAATTTTTTCCTTGAATAAGTGTAAGGGGTCAGTCTCCCAACCCCCTACTGTACTTAATAACTAAGTATTAAGCTGTTTTGATTGAAACACAACTTTCAGGTCTCAAAATGTTACTTCCGACTGCCATTCTAGCTGTAATCAATGAACCAATTCTTCTAGGGTCAAATGATGTTTCAACAATCAAATCTTTTAATTTGACAGTACCAATAGCTGACTTGTGAAATAATATAGCAACGTGATTACTTGCATCTACGTTGTATGTATTATTAGCACCAGTTACAGCAGATGAATTATCAGCAAACGCACTAACACAAGTGTTAGATTTGATTACTGGTACTCCACCAATAGATACAACAGTTCCTTTTCCAAAATCACCATTAAGTGAAGAAAAGTCTCTGTTAAGTAACTTGTCATTGTTTGCTAACTGATAATAAATATCAGGTGAAACAACACAGTATCTATCTGAGTTTGGTACATCTTTTTCGTCTAGCTTTTGAATACCTTCAAAGATAGAAGCGATTAAAGATGTTGCATTAGTGTCAGCATCTGCGTCAGTTATTTCATGACCACCATTACCACCTGTAATAGTTGCTGATGCTTGTGAACCAAGAACTGCTAATTGGACTAAGTTTTTATCAATAGTCTTAGCTAGGGCTTGACCCATTTCTTTTGCAAAAATCTGACGAATATCAAAATGATTTTTTAATTCATCAATTTCTGCCACAAAAGAAGAAGCTAAAAGCATGTCATCAACATTGATGATTTTTTCGTTTTGCTTTATTGCATCTCCTAGTATTTCAGCTCCCACTGCGTGGTAACCTGCTGTAGTCGTTCCTGTTACTGGAAACGAACTTGACTTTCCGTTATTTATAGTTCTGACATGTGTCATACCTAGCATCAAATTTTCTCTTTGAAAGCTAGATAGAACTTCGGCAGAATATAATTTTAAGAAAAGGTCGTTGTAGCCAGTTCCAGTTGCATTAACTAGACCCAGTCTACTTGGTGTTGCGTTAGACATAATTGTCTCCTTTTACGTTATTGTTTATATTTAGTTTAACCTTATCTACTTTTCAATTTAGAGAGTTATCTGACGTATCAGGCAATCATCTGAATTTTAATAAGTCACCTCTCTTACAAGAGATGGTGATTATTTCTTTGCTTGTTTTCCTTTGTTCACACCTTGTTTAATAATGTAATTCTGAGTGCCATTAGCACCAGTATTTACTTCTTTTTTTAATTCTTTAAATAAAGCCATTTCTCTTATTTTTTTAAAATTCTTTTTTAAATAGCTTTCTATTACTTTGTTATCTCTCATTATTTTCTATAACCTATACCTGTTTTTCTATTAGCCCATAACTTCTTCCATGACCAAATACTAAGTTTGCTAGAATAATGATTTATAAATAATAAAATATTTTTCACTACTTCCCTTGTCTGTTATATTTTTTATAAATTCTTTTCTCATCTTTGTTTAAATTTTTCTTATGTCTACCAACTTTACGTCTAGATTTTTTCTCATAGTTATTACCTGTCGGTTTAGCCACTATCTTTTCTTTCTTATTATTCTTAATCCACCTTTTTTATTAAAAGTTAGTTTTCCTTCTTTATCTTTTTTTAGTTCCATAGGTATAATGTCAAGGTCAGACAATTTAAGTTTGTAATTATTTCTTTTTAAATCTCTTGCTCTATCAAATTGTGAAAAGTCTTTATATTTTTTATCTGTTCCCTTAATTTCTCTTATTTCTCTCGCCAATAATTGTAGTTCGGTAGTTGACATATCTTTTAATAATTTTGATTTTCTTTTAATCTTAATTTCTGACATTATTTTTTTCCTGTTAATTTATTAGTTAAATTTATTCCAAAACTTCCTGAAATTATTGCAAGAACTGAGTACCAGAAAAGAGGGTCTGCATTTTTTAAAATTTCCCAACCTCTTTCCATATAATCCTGAGTAAAGGGTAAAAAATGTGCAACTAAGATTAAGCCAAATATTAAAGTTAAATATTCATCTTTCCATGAATTATTACTTGCATTTACTTGTGCAATATTTACATCTTTTAATGCTTCAATTTCTCTGACTTTAATTATTTTATCTATTTCTATGCTATGTTGAATACCACCAATAACTTTCTGTCCAATCATTCTAGTTAATGGATTTTTTAAAATAGGTAATATAAAATTAAGCATTTCTTGACCTATTATATTTTATAGAAGTTATAGCTAAATTACTCGGAGAATTATTTTTAGGGTTACCATCTTTATGATGTACGTCTTTACCTTTGATACCAACTCTCTTACTCAACATTCTTCTAGCAAGATTTCTACCTGCTCTGTTCTTCTTTTGTTTTTCAGAAGAATGATAATTGTCATACTCTTTTCTATAATCTCTAGACATTAAAATACTGAACTGTTCCCTAATTTTCTTTCTACATTTTTTCTATACACATGGTCTTTCTCATATCTAGGGTCATTTATTGCGTCAGTAACTTGTGATACTGATGTAAATTGGTCGGTAGATATATTATTAACATTACCTTCAACAAACTTTTGTTGAGATGGAGATGTAACACCTGCTTTAGCCATAAGACCTTGAACTGCCATTTTTATTTGTTCTGTAGTTCCAGTATCAGCTAAATCATTAAAAGCATTTTGTTCTGCTTCAGATAAATTAGTTTCTGCCCATGAAATAAGTTCGTTGTATTCTTCTTTACCCCCAACAACTGAATGTATGTTAGCAGTCTGTGTATCAGCTATAGCTTTTTGTCCTGCAATATAGCCATCAACAAGTTCTTTTGATAACCCTTGTTTAGCTAATTCACCATAACTAGCTTCACCAAGTTCACCCTTCTCTGAATATTCTTCTGTAAATTTTTCTAAAGAAGTTACTTGTGGTGTTATTTCATTCTCAACAGTTTTCCCGTCATCTTTTGGAATAGTTAAACCATTAGCTTCTTTTTTAAGTGGTTCTGATTTTTGACTAGAGAATTGTTTTTCTAGTTCAGAGTATGCTTTAGATAAATCTTCAGCACTTTTAAATTTTTCTGGTAACCATTCAGGTCTTTGATTTTCAATAGTTTCAGTTTCAGTGTTTGGTTCACTAACAATTATTTTTGTACCATCTTCACTTTCCAAATTATCAATATCAATACCTTGTTCTTTTAAATCTTTAATTTGGTCTTCTATTGATTTCTCTGCTACAGCAGAATTGATTTCTACTTTTTCCGTTGACATATATTATTCCTATTGGTTAAGGACAAGTTCATCACCTTCAACATTTGCAGTGCCACCAGAGTTAGCGAATTGTTTTCCCATCTCTATTGCTACTCTAGGGTCAGTTGCAGTATTCTGCATCTGCTGTGCCATCTGTTGTTGTTGTGCTTGTTGCTCGTCTTGTTGTAGTTGTTCACTTGATTTAATTAATCCTGTAGTGTCAATCTGATTTGCTATTGCAAATTTCTTGATTGCATTATCAAGGTTAATATATTTAGCAAGAACGTCTGCACCTAGTGTGTTTGCTAAATCTGAGATAAACTGAAGTAATTTCAATCTATCTGATTGTCTACCTAATGCTTCCATACCAACAATAATTTTAACTTTAACTATGTCTTTTGGTAAGTCAGGTAGTAATCCTTTTTGTCTTAACATTGCTAACTTTGTATTAATATAAGGTAGCTGAAACTCTGTTGTTAATATTCCATAAACTCCACCTAATGCTTCTTGAAGTTCATTCGCAATTAACTGTACTTCTGTAGCAGTAACTCTTTCTGCTTGTCTTTGTACTGACGCATTAAGAAGGAAAGCAAAATTAAGTCTTTGTTCAACTCTCTGCATTGTTTCCATTGCTACTCTAAAGTCTGCAAATTTATTAGCTTGTAATACAGAAACATCTCCTGCTGAACCTTCAATGATTGCACCATTTGGTGCTTTAGCAATAGCTGATGCTCTAGTTGTTCCGTTAGGAGCAACCATAAATAACATTTTAGCTGATGCTGATGAACCTTCTAGAATTGCTCTAGTTAATCCTTCTAAAGATTTTAAATCACCGAGAAAACTTTCAACATGTCCCCTTCCGTAATTCATGCCATCAACTCTATTAAATCTTAAAGCTATAAATGGTAGATTATCTGCGTTGTAATTCTTTTCATAAAGTATATGTCCTTTAACTTCTTGATGAACAATATATTTCTTACCTTCTTTTCTAACGCAGGTAAATAAATCCAAAGTTCTATCTTGTTGTGTGTCTCCTTCTTTACCTAATGCTTGTATTATTTTAACTGGTAAAGTATCTGGTACTACACTTTCTTTAATAATAATTTTTAAAACATGACCCTGTGGGTCTCTTTTAACTACATAGTTTTCTAATCTATAAGTTCTTAAACCTGTATCTGTTAAATGTAATAAGCAATTTCCTGAAACAATTAAATGTTTAAGTGCTTCATATACAGCAACTCTATCGTTCTGTACTTCAATATTATCCATAACTGATTTCTCAATTTTGGCTAATCCTTCTTCAATAATTTTCTTTTGTTGAGGGTCACCTTCAATAGATTTGTAGACTAATTCATCTACATCAATTCTAAAGAATGGTGCTTGTGGTGGGAATAAAGCTAACATCAGTTTTGATGCTAAATTCATAACACCTCTACTTCCTACGGATTGGTAAGGTGTACTATATTCAGTGTTTCCAGTATTTCCTTTTGGTGGATATAAATGGGGAATAGTTAATTCAGCACTTTCTCTTGCTCTTTCTAAATATGTTTCTCTTTCAATCTCTAGCTTTTGGTACTGACCTTCAACTGAGTTTTCTTTATAGCTGTTAGTATTTTCGCTTAGTGAGTATCTTTCCATTAACTAGTAGGGAAATTTAGACCACTACCACCAGATAAAGGTATTCTTAATGAACCCCTTCCTACTCTTTTTCTGCTGTAGTTTGATGCAACTGTAGTATCTCTTGACGCATCTGTACTTGCTTCAGTTGGTGCTTTTTGCTTTGTAGTAGCATTAGACACTGAAGGTGTAGCAGGTGGTAAGACCACAGGAGCAGGTGGTGGACTAGGTGCTTTTGGCATACACATAATTAACTCTCCTCTTGAACTTGTTTTTCTTTGATTAAATGATTGACGACACTTCTCTGTCCTGCCTTAAACATGATTTGTTTCTCTGTCTCATCTACGTTTGGACACTTATCAGGGAATAGTTCGTCTAAGTATTCAATGATGTCGTTACTGATTATTGGTTTTTTTATCATTAGATACTCCTAAAGTGTCACCTAATTCATGTCTCTTGCTTGTTATCTCTCCTGCTATGGCAGAATAACCAGTCATATCAACAAAATCATCAATATTGAATGTACCCCCCTGACTTCTAGCAATCTTTAGTAAGACCATTAGAGTTGCCACATCTTCAGGTAAAATGATAATGCCTAACTTAGTTTTGTTTTGTAAATAACTACTCCATAGTCTAGCTATGTTCTCGTGATTACTTACACTATCTCCATTTTGTTTATCTCTATCTGAACTAACTAGCTTTTTTACTTTGTCCATTATCTCTGTACTTAGCATATTCATAACTCCATAATTTAGGTTTATTTGTTTTTAAATTGTATTCACCATTTCTTAGTATTCTTGCAAGTCTGCTTTGGTGGTAAGCATCATCAACTGTATATTTATTACGTTGATATTCTTCAATTACAGTTTTCCAGTTCTCATCTATAGTTTTCTTAGTATCTAGTAGTCTACTGGCTTTAACATACCCAACACCAACACAACCTTTATAGCCGTCAGTTTGGTCTCCTGTTAAAACTTGTGTACAAAAATTATAATCTGCTAATTGTTCATCAACTTTTTCAATTTGATTATCAATCATAGAACAATGAAAGGCAGGTATCGTTCTCATATCTTTATCGCCAGATATAATTATTGCTTTATTTTTGTATTCACCTGTAGCTAATATTCCTATTGTATCATCAGCTTCTAGATTTTTATAAACTTCACTTCTATAAGTTTTAGTAACCCATTCTCTTAATGCTTTATAACAAACAGGTTTCCTAATTTTCTTTCTATTAGATTTATAATCACTATCTAGTAATTTTCTGAAGTTAATACTATCACTCCATACATTTATATATGAACCAGAATTTGTTAGTTTCATGTAGAAATCTAAGGCTTGTGCATATAATTGTTTAGCTATTCCAAAGTCACAGTGTAGTGTCCATTGGTCATTTCCCCAGTCAATAGGTTCTTCTAATTTAGAAGTAATCTTGTAGGCTAGTAAGTCAGCATCAACTAACATAGTTGTTTGTGTATCATCAAGGAAAGTATGTATTGTATGTTCTTTCTTTTTTTCTTGGTGTCTTCTAGCTTTATTTGAACTGTGTAATTCAAAGTGTGCATTTGTCAACTCCGTCATAATTTAATCTCCTTTAGTTTTAGTATGTTTGATTTTGGTATTACTGTTGAGTTACCACCCTCATGGATTGTGCCATCATCATTGAAATTAATGTCGCCAATGAAAACGTAAGTGTTTTTGTTTGATGATAACAACCAACCCATTGTTATGCACACTGCTGTCTTAGATTTTTTAAGTTGAGAAATTTGAGACCATTGACTGTCTGAAACTATGTCTGACCACCAACACATATAAAATTTATATGGAAAATCGTATTCATCAATCTCTGGTAATTTAAGTTTATTTTTTAATAAATTTTTCATAGTTATAATTGTAAGTTGAGTAGTTCGCACTTAGGAATGATGTGACCTTTAGAAGTCCAACTGTCTCCACCTGCTTTGATGGGAAATTTCTTCATTAGTTTTTTGAGTATTCTGGTAGGTATTAAAATCCAGATGTCTTTTTTTCTACCTTCAACAACAAGGCATATTGCATAGTAGTGTGATGTAGTAACCATTATACCTGATGGCTTTCCTCTACTCTCAATCTCTAAGAATATATTACCTGTACGTGCTGTTAGTCTATCTGCCTTACATTCAATCTGACCTTCTATGGCAACTTGAAGTTCGTTCTCTTTACTCTGACCAAACTTTAGGTCAAGGTCAAAACGATTAGTGTGTTTCACTCCAGTTTCTTCCGACTTTCATTTCACCATCTAACTGACATTTGAAATTGAAATGGTCTTGTGTTTTCTTAAACATAGCTTGTGCTACTTCTTTGAATTTTTCTACTCTGTCTGGTTTAACAATGAACTGCATTTCATCATGGACATGTAAGACCATTGCATAGTCATTACCCCATTCGAAACCATTCTTATGTAAATCTTCATTTAAAATAATTGTTCCTTGTTTAACAAGTAACGCACCTGCACTTTGAATTAATGTATTTAAAACTGAGTGTTCTGCTCTAGGAATTAGTAATCTGCCATCTAAACCTTTAACGTAATTCACAAGTCTGAACTTATGTTTAGCAGTGTTAGTTAAAGTTTTTAATGAAGGTAATGATGCTTCAAATCTTTGTCTTATTCTTTTGGCTTCGTCAATATCGACTTTAAGGATTTCGCTGAGTTTCTCATTTCCTGCACCGTAAATGAAAGCATAAATAAAAGTTTTAGCTTTATCACGAGTGGGTAATCCTGTGGCTTTTTGATTGATGGTATGAATATCATCTTCCAATAGTTTCTGTGAAAAATCTCCGTTGTCATAGATATGCAAATAATGAGCCAACACACGCAACTCCAAACCAGAAAAATCAAGACCGAGCATAACCATACTGGAAGGAGAATTAAATAAGGCACGAAATTCTTTACCATATGGAGAACCACTGTTGACACACTGTGCGAGATTTGGGTGATGATGCGTACACCTGCCAGACAATGCACCATTAGTAATGATTTTTCCATAGATTTTTCCTTTTTTGATTAATTTTAAATATGCTTGTTCCCCATCAGCTAACTGTCCTAATCTTTTAGTTATCATAAGATATTCTGCTAGAAGGGTAGCTTCAGGATATGGAAGTGCTTTTAATATCTTCTCGTTCACTTCTGGTTTTCCTGTTGCTGTGTATGTTGTAGGTGACCACCCTAATATTTTTTGCAACCTGTCTGCTATATGGTCTCTACTGTTTGGATTAAATATTTCAGTTTTGAATTGTTCGATTGGTGTTCCTGCTTTAATACCTCTCTTAATATTATCTCTTTTATAAGTTTTAAAACCTGTAGACTTTTTCCATTCAGAAAAGACTAAAGATAGTTTGTCACTAATCTCTAATCTTTTCTTAGTAAGGGTTGAATGTAGGGTCTCAGCAGACCTCTCATCAAAATCAATACCTTGTTCTTCTTGTTTTTGAATCCAATAAGCAAACTTATGTTCTAAAGTAATTGCTTCTTCAGAATAATTAGTTCTTATAATTTCAGTAAATAGTAGATGGGTAACTTCTACATCTCGTTGGCAATACTCCAACATGTCTTGATTATATTCATCAAATGTAGAGTGTTCTTGATAATCACCTTTTCTTAAACCTAATCTATAACCCCAACTTTCAAGTGAGTGCCTACCAAAAAGTTTAGGTGGCATTTGTTTAAATTTGTAATCTAATTCAAGTCTATTAGTCCATATAAGTCTTGAACAAAGTAATGTATCAAATGCTTTACCTTTAAAGTCGTAGTTTAATACTTGCTTTAATACTCTTAAATCAAAACCAGTAATATTATGTCCTATAATAACTTCAGCTTTGTTTAACAACTCTAGTGCATCATTAATAGTATTAGGATTATATGAATAGACCTCATTGGTCTCTATATCCTTGCAAACTATACAGTGAATTACTAAATCTTTTTTATCTAGAAAACCATTGGTCTCTAGGTCTAGTATGAGTTTCATGTTTTACTTTCTTTATTGAACAAGATGAACTGTAATTTTTTCTATACTTGGCAATAAGGGTTGCACTGAGTTAAGTGCTTGGTTAATTGTTTTCCTAGCTTGTGTGTCTCCACAAACAATTACAGGAAATACATTTTCATATTTTATTGATTGATAAATAGCAGTCATTATTGTTTTAAAAGTTTCAAATGCTATTCGTTGTTGCTTCCCTGATAATTTTAAATAGTCAGGTTTCTGTATTAGATAATTTAAAATAAATTTAGTTAGCATTGCCTCATTCATCAAAGACACTTTCTAATAAACGACCTGTGTGTTCATTATAAACTAATGATGTAGCTATTCCTGTACTTCCACTAAATCTATTTTTTAAAACTCTAACATTCATAATGTTACTATCAGTTGCATGTTGTTGGTCTCTTTCAAAACCAATCACTGCATTACTAAGCATAGCAAGACCATGACTTCCTCTAAGATGAGATAAAGAAGTTTGACTTCCTTCTTCATGTCCAAAATTTGTATCTGGTCGTTTTAAATGTGCCACAATAAACATTGCACAATTAAGTTCTAAACAAAGATTTCTTAATTGCGTCATTGTTGAATCAATTAATCTTCTTTCATTAGATGTATCTAATCCTGAAATAAGTATTGAGATATTATCTAAGATAATGATTTTACAATTTGAACCATTAACCATGTATCTCATTCTATTCATTATATCATCAAGACTTGATGCACCTTTATGGTCGTAGAAACAAACATGATTTTTTATTTTGTGATACTCAGTAAGAATTTTTTCATCAGATATTTTTGCTCTTTTATCTGGGTCATGTATTGGATTGCTTAACGCAACAGAAATTATTCCTTTGATACTTTCACTAACATTTTCTTCTAAACCAAAGTAGCCGACCTTATGTTTGTTAGAAACTAAATAGTATGTTAATTCTTTACAGACTAATGATTTACCTGTTCCTGAACCTGCACATAATAAGTTTATTTCTCCACGTCTAATTCCTCTTAACTTTTTATTTAAACCCTTCCAATGGTAAGGAATACTTTCAGCATTAGCATTATCTAATAGTAATTTTTCTGCATCAACACCTTCAATAATACCCTGTGGTGTGTAAGACTTAGCTTCCCACATTGCATCAATAATTTTAGAGCCTTGACCTTTTTGTAATAATTCACTTGGGTCTTTAGCAGGTAGTCTAGCTATTTTAACTTTACCGATTGGTAATAAATTTGCAACTTCGATTGAAGCTGTTATTCCTGCTTCATCATTATCGAACATTAAAATAATCTCACTAAATTTTGATAAGTATTCTAATTCTCTTTTAATAAATTTCTTAGCACTAGCTGAACCTGAAGGTATAGAACAAACTGGGTATTTATTTCCTTGTACTGCACTAACGGAAAGGCAATCAAGTTCACCTTCAGTTAAAATTATCTTAGATTTTTCTCCACCATTTCGCCATACTTGTTGACCAAATAGAGTAATTTTATCTACATCTCCTAACCATATAAATCTTTTGTCAGCAAACCTTAATTTCTGTGCAACCTTGTTATAATTTTTGTCATAGTAATTAGCTATGTGTACTGGCTCATTTTTATAAATTCCAGTTTCATAATTAAACTTTTTACAAGTCTCACTATTAATCTTACGACTTGGTAATGCTTCTGTTATTCCTTCTATCATATTTGTAATTTCTTTTTTAGAGGCAACTTTAGGAAGTTCGCCATTGGTTTTTTCGTAGCTGTGGCAACCAAAACAGTAGTTATGCCCCTGACTTCCGTCAGGAGATAGGTAGATAGCTAGATTATTTTGACTACCACAGTTTTCGCAAGGTGCATGTCTGATGAAAGTGCTAGAGTTCTCCTGCATCTTTCATTTCCTCTATGTCGCCATGAGTGACTGTGCTGTCTGCGAATTTGTAACCTTTAATATCTTCGTTTAATAAATATTCTCTGACATTAAAGTTAGGACATGTTTTTCTTTCATCTAAGTCGTAGTGTCCTACAATTCTTGCTTCAGGGTATTTAATTACTAGTTCTTCTAGAACTGTCTTTAAACTTCCCCATTGTTCTGCTGTAAAATTATCTTCTGGTTCTCTCCAGTTATCTTCATCAGCACCACCCACTACACATACTGATGTTGATACATGATTATATTCTTTAACATGTGCTTGTAATTCATCATCACCTCTGCCTTGTTCAACAGTGCCATCTCTTTTAATAACTTTTGCATAACCAATTTTTAACCAACCTCTAGCCCTATGCCATCTATCAATTTCTTTAGCATCTGTGTTCTGACTTGGTCTTGTCTGAGAACAATGTATTACAATGTATTTAGTTTCTAGTCGTGCCATTTTGTTTTTCCTTTATTTCTTGTAACCAATTTTCAGGTACTTCTTTTTTAGTTGATTGAACGCAATGATATTTAAAGCCAAACATCTCACACCATCTGCCATAAGTTGTTTTAGATTTTTTACCAATTTTAGTTTTTGAATTAGAAAATATAAATCTAATATCGTATTTAGGATTTTGTTCTTTAATCAGTCTCATCTTTTTTCTATCTGCTGAATTAAACTGACCTTTAGTTTCAATAATTATATTTGAATGAGAAACAGGAAAGTCAGGTGTATAAGTTCTTTTCTGTTCAGGACTAGTGAAGTTAATTTTTATGCCTTCATAAACAAACGTACATTTGTTTTTGTTTAAGCAGTTGTAGACAACTTCCTCTAATCCTGATTTCAGGAAAACAGATTTAGAAATCTGAACTCGTTTGAACTTCTGTATGAACATCTGAGTTGACTTCGGCTTTATAGCCATCTTCTTTTTCAAAAGGTATATCTGATTTACCTTCCACAAGTTCTAAGATTTGAACTGCTTTTATTCTAGCTGTAATACCTGCACCAAAAGGTGCTAAGTATGGGACTAGTTCATAAGCAATTTTAAGTTTAGAACCACCCCAAATTGATTTTTCAATAGGGTGTGGGTTTTTCTGTGCATCAAGTAACTGAGGTCTTTGTGTAAAAGTTTCCTTAGTTTGTTTATTAACTCCTGATGCTTTTAGTTTAAACATGAAGAAGACTTTATCTCCTTCAATAGTGTATCGTGGGTGTGGACTTTCTTTTATCTGTTTGTCTTTATCTTTGTTTTCTGCAATCGCTATTTTTAGACTGTCTGCTTGTGCATCATCAAATAATTTAATCATGTCAGTAGCATCTGATTTAACGATTTCCAAAGTAACCTTATATTCCCCTGCATCACTAAATTTAACGTCAGGTTTATTAAGGTGTGGATAAATTGCCGTACCTACAACACTTACGTGTGTCGTTAGTTTCTTCATAGATTTACTCCTTTTTTGGTTAGTCTATCTAATAGTGGCACTTAGTCCTTGCACCTGTGCATGTGGTTAAATACAGAAAAATACAGACTGTTTAACAAGGTCTAAATCCAATTTTCCCTTTGTAGGCATTTTTGGGAATTTCTTCTGGTTCTTCTCAGAAAGCATTGCATACATTTCATCAGCAAAATTCTTCAGCACATCTTTCTCATATATCTCACAAAATGCTTCTCTTAGTGCTTTTCCCATTAAATGACTGTCACTAGCTACACAACCGAAGCTGTCATGTATCATACTGAAGTTATCTACTCCTAACTCTTTAGCTTTAACTACACATAGCTGTAAAACTGCACCATCTAGTTGATGAATATAATTTGGGCAGATACCGAGACTGGTGGCTCGTCTAGAAATTTTATTAGTATCATGTGCTATGGAAAGTTTGACTATACTATCACCCATTTGTGTCTTAACTCTTTTACTTTCCTTTTCATAACATAACATCTGAATAGGAAAATTATTAGGGGAAGTCCAACATACAGGTAAGTTTTCAGATGCAACAAGTTTTGCTATATCTTTTAAGTATTGCATAATATTCTTTGCACCTACAATAATCTCATTGATACTCTCCCATAGAATAGGTGTGAGCCAGTTAGTTGCATGGAATATACCATCTTCTCTGTCTGATATTCTAAAGGTTTCTAAAGACACTCCTCGTTCATTAAATTGTTTCCTCATGTGTTCTTCAATATATTTTCTACATGAGAATTTAGTTAATGAGTAAGGCAAACACATCACTGGTTTCTTACATATCTTTCTGTCT